GGCCAGGTACAAGATGGCGTTGACCTGCTGGTCCGGCAGAAAATGCAACACCTCATTGACCGCCAGGATGCCAAGCACAGCGGCGGCGATCTTGGTGCGGTAGCCTTGCAAACTGGAGAGCCACGTGAAAATGCCCATGTGTCGTCACTCCCTTCTAATTCGTCAATGGCCTGACAGGGATCGGAATCGGTAACCAGCCCACCTCGACGTCGGTTGCTTTGGGCCTGGTCCGCTGCGCGATCTCCGCGGAGCAGCCCCACATCGATGTCGTGCGACCGATGCCGCTGGTGCAGCAGACCACCGAGATGAGTTCATTGGTGTCGGAGCGGAAGATGCCGCCGCCGGAGTCACCCGACGACACGCTCAGGACCATTCGCAGTTGACCCTGGGCGTTTTCGCGGTCGGCAATGCTGCCGTCCTCGCGGTTGCCCGGCTTATCCACGCCGTAGCCCATGTGCCAGATCGCGGTGCCCGGCTCAGGATTCTTGGCGGCGATCAGGGCGTAGGGTAAATCCGCAACCTCCTCCTCGGTCACGCACCAGGCCACGTCGGGCGTTTTGTGATGCACCGTCACGCGCAGACCGACCGAGCGGCCGTCCTTGAGCGTCATGGTGCCGCGCGCTCCCACGCCGGAGACGCAGTGAGCAGCAGTGAGTACATCCCAGCGGCCATCCGGCCGGCGCGGACCAATCACCGTGGCTGTGCACCCGGCACTGCCGAAGCGGATGCGGCCCAGGGCGTTGACCGGATCGAGCTTGCCGTAGCCAGGTGGTTTGGGGTCTGGCCTCGGCGGCGTCGGCGCCGGCGGCGGTTTTGGAGGTGCTGGTAGGCATTGCTCGATCTCCACCGTGACGCGTGCCTCGTCCACCTGCAATCCGTCGCCCACGGATCGAATGACCAGCAACTCGACCTCGTAGGAGCCGGGGTGGGCGGCGAACTCCAGGACGCCACGCGGGCTGGTCGCCCGCTGCACGTCCTTCGAGGGATAAACACGCCAGAGAATCGCAGCCTTGACGTCCACTCCTTCCGCTCGCAGGCGCACCAAGGAGTGCGGCTTGTATTTGGTCTCGCCCACGATGCGGAGCGTTTCGGCTCGCGCCTCGCTGGCGAGCGCCAGAACCAGACAGACCAAAAGCGTGAAACGCATGGTGCCTCCAAAGCAATGAATCAAGGCGCGATCATCCAGGACGGCGCGTTGGGCGAGTAGGTCGGCTTGACGGTAACGCTGGCCGTGATGGCCTCCTCGAGCGGCTCGCTGCGGGTGAACTTGGTCACCATGAAATCTGCGCGCAGGCCCTGAGTCCCGGTGATGGTCACGTCACCATCAAGAACGGCGAGGTCGATGGGGGTCTTGTTCAGGAAGGCGTCGCGGATGGCCGCGAAGTCGGTGTCGGCCGTGTCCCAAACCATCTCGAACTCGACGGACCCGTCCTTGAGTGTGGCCACGGTCGCCTTCCAGCCGGCGTTGCCGCGCGTGGTCACGTCCGCCTCGCCCGCCTCCAGGTTTAAGGTCACGTCCTTGACGTTCTTGATCTCATCCCACACCGGGGCGGGGAACGTGCCGGTGTTGCGATACAGTTTCGCGTCCAATCCAAGCTTGACGGCCATGCGTTCTTCTCCTTTTAGCGAACAGAGTTGGCCCACAATGCGGGCAGCGTGTCTTTAACCTTCTCGAGTGCCGGCCCCATGAAAGGCCGCCGCTCGTACTTTTCCTTGCGGAAGAAACCGCCGAACTCGTGCGCCTTGGCCGAGTCGCCGACCACTTCATGGCGCGGACCGATCAGCACGCGGCTGTCCTGTTTCTCCACCGCATAGGCGATGGCTTCCTTCAGCTTGCCGCGACGCGTGTGCGGCGGCTTGCCCGGCTGCGCGGGCTTCTTGCTGCGGCGAATGCTGCGGCGGGCAACCAGTCGAATCTTGGCGCCGGCATGGCCCAGGTTCTTGACGTTGGCCTTCTTGGCATTGGCCAAAACCTTCTTCCGCTGATCGCGCGTCTTGACTTTCATGCCGGCCACGGCTCATCTCCACACACGAAACGTCAGCGTCAGGACGCTGGTAAACTGCCGCAGCTGCTCCAAGTGGTCGGGGAAGTAAACTGGCTCGTTCTTCACCACCATGCAGCGGGCGGCCGCGTAGCCAGCCAGCGGCTTGCCCTCGAAATGTGCCGCGATCTCCTCCACCAGGGCCATGAGGCCGTCCAGGGCGGCCTGGCTCATGTCGGTTTTCTGCTGCACGCCAACGTCGATCAGGTAGTCGACGGAAGCCTTGTTGCGGTCCACACTCTTGGCAGCCAGCAGCGAGCGGGGTACGACGCTGACGTGCAGCGTCTGCATCTCCATCAGGTCGAACTTCGGCTGGTAACGCCGGACGGCTGTGAAGGGCACGCTGAAGGAAGTACCGTTCAGCTCCGCGACCACGGCGTCGGCAATTTCAAGGATGACAGCCATCACACGTTCTCCACGCCGACCTGCTTCGTGTGAATCCGCAGCATCCTGCGATGCGGGTCCGACCAGCGCCAGGGCGGCTCCTTGCCCGGAGCCATGACCTCGTAAACGAACGTCTTGGTGCCCTGCGTTTCCCGAATCTGGTCACCGCGCTCGGGCAGAACCGGTGTGCCGCCGAGCACAAGGTCGGCGGCGTGAATAATGAAGTCCCGATCGGTCCATTCCATCCGCACGCCGCCATAGTCATCGCCGAGCTTCAGCAGCGTCCGACCGACCGTCGCCTGGACAGCGACCGCGTTCGCGCCACGGCGATACACGACCTGGCGCGAAGCATGGGTCTTGAGCTGGTCCGCCAGCCATTCGGTGCCGATCTGCAACAGGTCAGGCATCGCTTCCTCACTGGCTCATGCGCACGCGGACCGTCGCATCACCGTCGGCAGCAGCCCGCACGGTTTTGCCGATCAACTTGTTGGCTCCGGCTCCGGTGCTTGTGGTTGCCTGGTCGACGGTAGCGTCCCAGTAAACGAGGGCTCCCATCGCGATGGCCGTGCCGGCACCGGTTGCCTTGGCGAAGTCGAAGACTCCCTGGACCGCCAGGGCGCCGAGCTTGCCCGCAGCAATGGGCTGCTTGGCGACGCCAACCAGGTCTCCCTGCACGACCACATCGCCGGCAGCGACATCCGCTCCAGGCGTATGGTCGATGGCGCAGCCCTCGTGAACGAAAACTGCTTGTGCCATTGCTTGATCTCCTTTGCGTTACGCTTCACCCTTGGCCTTGAGGCCGCCGCGCGGGTCCTGCAGGGCCACGCCGAAATCGTGATAGCCGCGCATCTGCACGCCCAGGACATGGAAGTCCGCCTCGGCGGTCTCGATGGTGGGAGCTTCCTGGCCGTTGAGGAAGGCAACCTCGATGACTGGCAGATCTGTCGGCTCGGCCAGGAGATACCAGGCCTTTGAGGAACTGCCCGCATACTGCACGTTGGACAGGTAGCGGCTGACCTCGACACGGAACTTGCCCTGGTGCGGGTTGGACACGGGATACTTAACGTTTGAGCTCGTGTCCCGCAGTTCCATCGACTTGAAGAGCTGCGAGCCAATGGCCGACAGCGCCGTGGGCACGAGCAAGATCGTCGGCATGATGCCGATCGGCTTGCCGTCGCCGTCCACCTGATTCATGAAGGTCACTTCGCCTTCAGTCAGGCCGTCGATGGACAGGGCGGTCGCGGTTCCGTCGATGTAGTTTCTGTTGGCCGCCGTGAAGAACGCGCTGTTGGCCATGAAGATCGACCAAAACACGTCGTTGATCTTCAGACCCGACCCGCGGCCGAGCTTGCGGGGCACAGTCGTGATCGCGTCCAGGTCGTCGTTGATGATGTCGCGGCGGTCGATGGCCAACACCAAGCCGTAGGTGTCGGCCCGATTCTCGTATTTCTCTTCGCCGAGCGTCCCGTGCTTCAGCTCGCCGCCCGGCGCCACCCGCTCGTACTGGTCCTTGCCGACCAGGCGGTAGCTCGTTACCGTCTTGAAGTCGCTGACATTGCGAACGGCAGTGATGTTCCGCCAGGTTCGCTCGACACTGAAGAAGCCCTCGAGCAGGAACTTGTTGGCCACGTTCGAGAGGATGCCGCCGATGTCGATGGTCGAGAAACCGGCCTCGAGCGTCGGGTTGAAGGCAAAGCGAAGCACGGTACGGCTGTCGCGGAAGTTGCGGCCGGTGTAGCCGTTGGCCCAGGCGGCCTCGAGCAACAGTTCCTGCAGGCCGATCCCGCCGCGGAATCGCTTGGTGGCCGTGTCCAGCGTCTGTTCGTTGAACAGGGCTTCGAGGTTGTCGACCTGGCCGGTTATGAGGCACGCGGCCTCAAGCACGCGGGCGTTTATGGTTTTATCGACCGCATGAACGGCAGGCGTGCGCGGCCGGCTAGCCCGCAGCAACTCCAGCTCACAGCGGGTCGCATCCCAGCCATCGCGGATCGCCTTGGCCTCGATCTCAACGTAACGCCCAGCGCACAGGCGGCGAATCTGAGCGATGCGCTCGACCTCGGCAGCAGCCTG